CGCTCTCCAGCATGATTTAACGTATAATTCTTTCGGGCCTTCCAATGTAAATCATCAGCAATATCATATACCTTAGTATCTATACCATCTGCAGACTTCCTTAATCCACGTCCGATACTTTGAAGAACCCTAATTTGAGACTTACTCGGTGAAGCAAAAATAATGTTGTGTAAACGCTTAATATTAATACCTGTAGAAAAAGTGCCCATACTAGCGACAATAATCGCGTCGTCCTGCTTCTCTGTAATCGCTCGAATCTCTTCCCTCGTATCCACGTCGGTCTCACCTGAGACATAAAACAACCTCCTCGTATTTCTTGGTAATTCATCAAACTTTTTCTTTAATAAATCGTGCAATGGTTTTCCGTGCTTATCGACAAACTGGAATAATATCAGCGAGTTCCCTTCTTGATCCATCGCTAAATTTGCTATAAAATTATTCCGCGGTTCGTATTTTACAATAAAGTCAATCTCTTCTTGGTACTTCATCTTCGATACTAATCTGCAATGTTCATCACTATATTTCAATAACAAGACAAATATGTCCAGTTGTGATAAAGAGTTTTCCTCTATCAGCTTTTTAGTAGTAGTTACTTTATGTACAGGGCCAAATAAACCCTCTAATACTAACTGATGAGTTTGAGTTCCGTCTAAAGTTCCAGTCGTACCCATTCTATATTGCGCATTAACGCATTTTTCTAATATAGCAGTCAATGACTTAGCTTTAAAATTATGAGCTTCATCGCCGATCACCATTCCGTATTCTTCAAACCAAGGAGTCTGCATCTTATAAATTGATTGCCATGTAGTGATTATAACCCTATGCTTTAAATTGTATTTTTCTTTACCAGAATATATTCTATGACAATTATCGTCAACGGACCAATCATCCTTTGTTGAGTAATCTCCGAAATCCGAATACATTTGCTCAACAAGCGAAGTAGTAGGCACTATGAGAAGAACGTTTTTATCGTACATCTCTAAGTAGTATCTAACCGCTAAATATATAATTAAGCTTTTTCCAGAAGCGGTCGGGCTTAATAACAATGAACTTTTATTAGTTAACGCATGTGAGAGCGCACTTAGTTGATAATCTCTAGGTGTTATACTATCTCCGTTAGCCGTGAGCGTCACCTGTTTCAGCAAACTTTCAATATCATGAAGTTCTTCAATATCGGGCCGTCCATACATAGAATTATCTTCTACTATAAACTCATAATTACGAGCATTCGCAAATTCAATAAGGTACTTATAAAGTCCCGCGTAAATTTGTTTCTTTCTTAAATCGTACAATCGTATCTTACCATCCCACATACGATTTTTGTATGACGGCATAAACTTATAACCTGGTACATAAAATCAGAAGTGTTCTGACAACTCCATTTCTATTCCTGGTTCAGTTATAACACTTAGAAATACCTCGTTCTTTTTCTTAACGACTATTTTTTCCATTAAATTCCACTAGTAAATTTATTACATTCAATAATATTTTTAATGTTCTGATGTCTCCACTTAATGTTGTCAAGTATTTCTTTTAAAGTGTCAATTAGTTCTTGCGTGTAATGCATCTTGGCTTGGTGTTCTTGAATGAGCGGATCAGCGTCATACCATTTATCCATATCACCCTTTAAGACAGTAAGTCCGTTTAAAGGATCGTAACCCCAGCCTCTAGAGTCTAATTCTTCTTGACTTAGTTTGCCGTTATAGTGCATAAACTTATCTTTAAGTAAAACTTTAAATTCTAGGTCAAGCTTTTTATATCTAAGCTTATTTACAGAATATAGTTCTAGGTACTTCGAATGAAGCTTTGCAGAATCTCGTGCTGATTGATCTAATTGAAGTTCATCGATGACAGAATCTTTTTTCCACATCTCAAGTATTTGTTCTAAATTATTCATAATATTTCCATTTTATACATTGTAATATGCATTACAGTATATATTTATATACGTTACTTAATTTCGTAGTATGTATACTTTAATGTCACGTCAGCTTGCAGGTATTCTATATCTGTTTGCTGAGTAGAAAATTCAACAGCAGATAGATTGGTAGGGAAACAGTCTCTAAAAGTAATCTCTTTCGTAACGTTATTGTGACTACTTAAAATAGATAAAGTTGCATCAGACTTAAACGCTTCGCCCTTTTCAATAATCTTGTGCATCCAATTAAACATTTCAATATAGTTTTCCATATCTTCTGTTACATTAAATCGTATTGCAAGATCGCCGAAAGTGATCCTATCACCGGTAAAAGCTAAGTTAGATCCTTTGTAAGGATTCGGTGCTTCACCTAATGATAAGTCGGGAAGAGTTACAGCCGTACAAAAATACTCAACATTAGCATATTGAGTAGAATCTATTTTAAATTGAAATCCGGTAGGACTCAAAAAGTTTTTATTTTGTGTAGTCATATATCTATTTATACCAATCCATCTGCTAAGAGTTAATTATTTTTCGTTAACAAACTCATTCAGCTCCTTCGCTACCGAAATAACATCAGATGCCTTTAGTTGTCTAGCAGGTACAACTTTTGGGTTATCCTCATTTCTACTGTTGTGTTCGTGAACCTGATCAATTTTCCTGTGGATATTTCCCTCAAGTATACCTTGAGCTTGGTTTAGTAAGTCGGCTCTAATTTCGAACCCTGATTTTCCATTTGACATATTTACCTCCTGTGTGTATGTGTGTTATGTCTG